AATATAATTAATATATAATATTTATGAATATTAATAACGAAAAGTATAATGATTATTTACAATTAAAAAATAATTGGCCTTTAGATGACTGGAGTATTAATTGTGAATGTTTATAAAAAATTGTTGAAATACTTGAGTTTGGAAAAACAATATTAGAATTAGGTTCTGGATCATCTACAAAAATATTAAGTAATTTTTATAATATGATATCAGTAGAAGATGATACCAAATATTTAAATCTTTATAATAGTCAATATATTCATATTAATACAATTGATAAAAAAGGTTATGATTTTAATGCATTAAATAATAAAATAAAAGAATTGGATTATGATTTACTTATAATAGATGGTCCAAATGATGGTCGACAAAATATAATAAATTATATTGATATATTTAAAAAAGATATTCCTATTATTTGGGATGATACCCAAATTTATGAAAAATATGCAATTCAAATGAGTGAAAAAATAGGAAAAGAATATAAAACTTATCAATGTAAACCACAAGGTGAATTTTGGAGAAATTATTCAAATGGTAAACGTTTTACATTAATTAATAGTTTAAATAAATAATCCTAACTATTGGAACATTTCCATCTGTTACTTTAATACAAAAAAAATATTATTCTTCTAACCACTTACTATTTTCTAATGTCCATTCTACAGTTTTACGCAATGACTCTTCAAAGTTTAACGGTAAATTAAATCCCATTTTAAATAATTTTGTTCCATCTAATCCATAGCGTAAATCATGACCTGGACGATTACTATGAAAATCAATCATTTCATAATCTAACTGCTTATTCATAAATTTTGCAATATATTGTGCCATTTCTAAATTACTTACTTCACGTTCTCCAGAAATATTATATTTTTCACCAATTTTTCCATTTTTAATTAAAAATAAAACAGCAGCTGCAATATTTCTTCCATGAATATAAAATCTGGTTCCGGAAGTTTTCTTATCAGGATAACTATGAATATATATTTTTTCATTATTTAATAATTTTTTCATACATAATGGAATAAATTTTTCAACGTGTTGTCTTTCACCAAAGGCATTCATTACATTTACAATCATTAAAGGAGTTTTATATGTATTTTCATAGGAAATACAAATTTGTTCAGCAGCAGATTTTGATGCAGAATATGGATTAGTAGGTTTATGTCTATCCCATTCTTTATATAATGTTTGTCCTAATGTTGGTCCAAAAACTTCATCTGTACTAAAATAAAAAAATGTTTTTAGATTAGGTAAATAATTTCGTGCATATTCTAGTAAGTTATATGTACTTTTTATATTATTGTCTAAAAATAATTGAGGATTTTTTATACTATTATCTACATGAGTTTCCGCCGCCATATGAACTATATAGTCTATTTTACCAATTTCTTTTATTAAACCTTCTGAAAGAGGTAATATTAAATCACATGTAAATACTTTAACTCTATTATCATTTAGTGTTTCTGTATCTCGTAATCTTTCAAATCCATTTGATGCGTAACTTAAACGATCTATAATAATTATATTCCAATCAGTATTTTTATAAACATGTTCTACAAAATGATGACCGATGAATCCACAACCGCCTGTAATCAAAATATTCATATAATATAATTAAAATTAATATTTAAATATAAATATGAATAATTATATTATATGAATAATTATATTATATGAATAGTAGTTATTTTAATTTATTAAATTATAAAGATGTGTTTGAAACTATTTTATATTTCAATAAACCAAAAAATATATTAGAAATTGGAATTCTAGATGGATTTTCATTAGAAATATTCGCAAAATATAATAATAAAACAAAAATACAAGCGTATGATATTTTTGAAGATTTTAATGGAAATCATGCAAATAAAGAAAAACTATTAACTTATTTTAAAGATTATAAAAATGTATCTATTGATTATGGTGACTTTTATAAGTTATCTAATACAATAAATCGTAAATTTGATATTATACATATTGATATAGCTAATAATGGTGATACATATGAATATGCTATAGAACACTATTTATCAAAATTAAATGATAATGGAATTTTATTAATGGAAGGTGGTTCAAAAGAAAGAGATAATATAGAATGGATGAAAAAGTATAATAAACCATTTATAAATCCAGTTTTATGTAAATATAAAAATGATTATAATATATTAACAATTGGAAATGTTCCATCAATTACTTTAATACAAAAGTATATAAAACATAATAAATAATATAGTAATGAATATATATTTTATACATATTCCCAAAACAGGTGGAACTTATATTCAATATGAATATTGTAATAAAAGTAATATCAAAAAACATATGGCCGAACACCCATCATGTTTGAGTAAAGAGTTTATTCAAAAAAATTGTACTTATAAATGGGATACATATTTATTAAATTCTGAATTATTTTTATCTTGTCCTATAAAATTTACTATAATTAGAAATCCATTTGATTTATTAAAATCTTATTTTTTATCCAGATGGGGAGATGGGGATTTAGGTGTAAAAAAAAAATTGCCCAGAAAAAATTTTAAAGAATTAATACTTGATTATTGCAATCCGTCTATAGAATGGCATATACCTTTAATGAAAAAATTTTTATATCATCAAATATTTGATGACGATGGTAATTGTCAATGTGATTATGCTATTATATACGACAACTTAAAAGAAGGATTATTTGAATTATTTAAAAAAACTAATAATAATTATACCAATTCAACAGAAATAATAAATAGTTCTCATACAAAAACGTATAAAGAATATTATGATGATGAAATGATTCATATGGTAAACAAAAAATGTAAAAATGAATTAGAAATGTTCAATTTTGATTTTAATGGATATAAAGGAACAAGTTATTTAATTAATATTAAACATTTAAAATTGGATTGGAATACAATTTTATAAAAAAATTACTTTAATCCAAAAGTATATAGAAAATATAATAAATTTAAATATAAATGAGTATTTTATTAGGATTATGTATATGCGTAAATCCATCTAATAATAAAAATCCGAAAAAAAGAAATCAACAATACTTGCAAGGGTTAAATAAATTTTTCGAGTATAATGATATTTTAAAAGATAACAATGTTGATATATTTATTACAGACAATACCGTATCAGAATATACTAATTTACCTAATGAAATATTAAATGCTATTCCTGATAACTGTAAAATAATAACTTGTTTGAATAACAATTATGGTTCTATAAATAAAGGTGCTGGTCTTATAGAACAATGGTTATATAATAAAAAATTAATTGAACAATATGATTGGTTTATACATTTTGAACCTAGGCAATTATTAAAAAGTAATCAATTTATAGAAAGTTTTTTGAAAGAACCACGAAATCTTTTTACTATGAATGTAAATACTTATCATTTTAACACAGGTTTATTCTGTATAAGTAAAGAAAATTTATTAAATTATATTAATAATTGTAATCTTAAAAAAATGGTAAATAATAGAATTTGTATAGAAGATGATTTATATAAATATTTTAAAGAAAAAAATCTTCATTATGATACACTAGAAAAGATGGATTTATTCTGGTTTTCAGATAAAGTCTATGAATGGTAATCAATTACATTTATTGATTTTTATTTAAAATTGGTCTGTGTAAGAAAGGAAGTAATTTAAGGTTAGTTCCAACTATTATACAACATTGATTATATGTTATAATTAACTTAAAATTTTTGTATGAAATTATACAATAAAATGAAAGTATTGATAATTGGTACTGCGCATCATAAGAATAAAGAAGCACTTGAATCAATGTTGAAGCATTTAAATTGGGAATATCATTATGGAAATGAAAGTGATATAGAAAATTTTAACATTATTTATTTGCCTGACCAACCAATCAATACATTGAAATATTCGCCTGAAAAAAAATTCATTATGGGACCTCATTTTTCTGTTTTTCCGAATAATAAGCTCTGTCAAATACAAAATATCCACAAAAATTCAATATACATTCAACCGAGTGATTGGGCGACAGAAGTTTGGATGAACAGTGGTGCCGAAAAGTATATTCCGGTGAAAACACATCCGTTTGCTGTAAATACAATCAAATTCGCACCCATAAGTAATAATACTATCAATAAAGATAAAGTATTCATTTATTTTAAAAGACGTAAACCTCAAGAGTTAAAATTAATTGAACATTTTTTAAAAGGAAAAGGTATTGAATATGTGATTTTTGATTATGTTAAACGATACAAAGAAAATGATTATTTAAATTTTTTACAACACTGCAAATATGGTATAATACTAGGGGCGCACGAAAGCCAAGGTTTTGCAATTGAAGAAGCTCTTTCTTGTGATGTTCCTTTACTTGTTTGGAACACCAGATATATGTCTCAAGAAGAAGGAGTAAAGTATCCGAATATACCATGTTCAACTATTCCTTATTGGGATGACCGATGTGGGGAGTATTTTTATCACACAAGCGAATTTGAATCAAAGTTTAATGACTTTATAAATAAATTATATACATATCAACCAAGAGAATTTGTTTTGGAAAACTTAAGTGTAAAAAGATGCGCCGAAAACTTCAAGGATATGATTAATCGATTTTACTAAATGGGGGTGGGGGAGAGGGGGAGATGGGAGATGGGAGAGGGGAGATGGGAGAGGAGGACCTGGGTTCCACCGAAATATAATTAAAAGACAGACTTAAACACATAACGCTTATTATATGTAAGGATGGTAGATTATGTTATTGGCGACGATGACTCAAATCCTGAAGAATCCACATACAATCCATATAATCCAATCAATAAAGACGTCACTCTATCAGATGTGCAATCTATTTTACGATCATATGGATTACCGACTACTGTTCATAATTTCGAATATTATAAACTGGCCTTTGTACATAGATCTTACACATTCAAATATAGCAACGACGACGGAAATTTTAAGTGTCCCGCCAATTGTGTTGAACTGCGAGAAAAATCAAACGAGCGCCTGGAATTTTTAGGAGATGGTGTGCTAGAGGCCATTATTAAATTCTATTTATACAAGCGCTTTCCAGACGAAAACGAGGGTTTTATGACAGAAAAGAAAATCGCGCTTGTAAAAAACGAATCTATTGGAAAATTGGCTTATGATTTGAAACTTAACAAATGGCTCTTGCTTAGTGTAAGTGCCGAAGAAAAGAAAAATCGCAGTAATTATAAGAAGCTGGGTTGTTTATTTGAGGCCTTTTTGGGGGCCATGTTCCTTGATTACAATGAAATTGACATTCGCGATGAAGGAAAATGGTTTCAAAATGTATTTAGTTGCGGACCCGGATTTCAATTATGTCAAGTCTTTATGGAAAATGTTCTTGAACGCCACGTCAATTGGTTTGAGTTAGTTCACAGCGATATCAATTTCAAAAATAAACTGCAAATGATTATTCAAAAGGAATTTAAGACCACGCCAGATTATTTAGAAATTGGAAAAGATGGCGATGGATATCACATGGGAGTATTCTTATGCATAGGAAAAAATATTCACAATAGTTCCTATACCGAAGCTACAACTATTGAAGAAGATGTTTATGATAAATTCGAGTATATTAAAAGTCATATTAATAATTTTGGCTATGTTTTTGTGTTTCTTGGAAGCGGCAAACATAAAATTAAGCGAAAAGCCGAAATGATTGCTTGTGAAAACGCTATTAGGCTAATAAACTAATTGTAATTATATATATAATATATAATGAACAAACAATTATTAAACAAAAAAATATTAGAAAATTTTCAAGCAAAACCTATTCCTCAAAAGCATTCCGCTGTCTATATTGAATTTGGAGATCCCGATATAATTTTTGTAAAAGACAAACGCGAAGACTACAAAGATACTACATACGAAACATTACTTAATACATTCAAATATGCAGTGGTTTCTCAAAAGGTTAAATCTACAAAAGAAGTTTCGCCAAACATACTGAAAAACCTGACAAAACGATCAAATGGCGAAGACGCAAATACATATAAATATATACGAAAAGTAGATAATCTTTTCATTACAATAAATAGTCCTGCCAAATATTTCGCTTCCCCCAACGTAAACCCTGTAAATGTTATTGTTGAAGGTGATATTATTAATATTAAAAATCTGCCAAAATATTCTAAGAAACAAACATTAAAAATACCCGAATATGGTCATATGTCCTATTATTTGAATAATCGCGAAGTTTTCATAAATTTCATTAACAAATTTTTCAAAAACAATACAGACTACAAAGAAGCCGAAGAGTTAAGCCTTTCATGTAATTCTCCGGGTAAACAAGAATTCTCCTTGTTGGTTCATCAAAAAATTGTAAGAGACTATATGAATTTATTTACGCCATATAGAGGAATTCTTTTATATCATGGGTTGGGTTCTGGTAAAACATGTTCATCTATTGCTATTGCAGAAGGTTTTAAACATATTAAACAGATTGTTGTTATGACACCAAAATCACTATTAAGAAATTATGTAGAAGAATTGAAGAATTGTGGTGATCCTATATACAAAACAAATTATTTCTGGACATTTAAGAGTATATATCAAACCCCAGATGTTGACCTTAAATCCGATAAAGACGACGATGTTTATGGGATAAATATGACACTTGTAAGACAACTTATTTCAGAATTAGGATTAACTGAAGGTTATATTTTAAATAAAAAAGGGGCATGGATTCCCGATTCTACAATAAAACCAAATTTTAACGAACTTACTATTGCGGAACAAAATGCAATATTACAGCAAATAACTCATATGATCCATTCTAAATATAATTTAGTAGCTTATAATGGTCTTCGTAAAGATAATATTAACCATAAATTACGCACATTTGACGGGACAACAAATCCTTTTGATGACAAAGTAGTAATAATAGATGAAGCCCACAATTTTGTCAGTCGTATTATAAACAAACTATCTTCCAAAAAACATACTAATAGTGTTCCAATTATTTTATATAATTGGTTATTGGATGCTCAAAATTGCAGAGTGGTATTTTTAACGGGCACACCCATTGTTAATTCTCCAAGCGAATTGTCCGTTTTATTCAATATTTTACGCGGCAATATACGAGAATGGACATTAACAATAGAAACGAAACATTCCGAAAAGATAGATGTAACATATTTCAAAAAATTATTCAATAAAAGTCCACTTTTTGATGACCCCGACCAAGAAAATCAAATAAAAATCGGAGATGTTATTGATAATATAGAATACAAACCATCAACACATGTTTTGAAATTCACAAGAACCCCACAAGGATTCGCAAACAAATACAAAAAACGCACATATATGGGAGTTGCCTTTGCCGAAGGATCTCAAATCGGCGATGCTGATTTATTTTCTAAAATTCATAAATTATTAGAATCAAAGAAATTCATAATAAAAAAAGAAAATATTCAATTTAATAAATTTACGGCATTTCCGCATAATGAAGATTTCATGGAAATGTTTGTTAATGAAAAAACACGTGCAATGAAAAATGCAGATTTGTTTAAACGTCGTATAGCCGGATTGTCGTCTTTTTTCAAAAGTCCACAGGAAAAACTAATGCCCAAATACGAAATTAATCGTGATTTTTTTGTTGTAAAATGTGAAATGAGCAAATATCAATTAAGTGTATATGAAGGCGTGCGAGCCGCCGAGCGCCAAGAAGACATAAGAAATGCTAAAAAAGCAAAACGCGGTTTATATGATGACGTCAATGAAAGCACGTCTACATATAGAATTTATTCGAGATCGTTTTGCAATTATGTTTTTCCAGAAGCAATACCAAGACCTGTTCCTTCTAAAAGGGGCGACGAAAGAATAGAACCTGCCAATTCAAAAGACGACGATATGTTAGAAGATTTAGGAGATATAGATATACTTATGGATAAAACACAACAAACGCTTATTCGCGAAGCACTTAATACTTTGAAAGAAAAGTCTTCGGAGCTTTTAATTCCCGACGCACTAGAAATTTACAGTCCAAAATTCAAAAAAATGTTAGAGTATATCCAAAATCCCTTACATAAAGGGCTTCATTTGGTATACAGTAATTTTAAAACCCTTGAAGGAATAGGTATTTTCAAGCTCGTTTTATTACAAAACGGCTTTGTAGAATTCAAAATTAGTAAAAACAAGAGTAATCTTTGGACAATAGACATGGAAGAAGATGATATTGGGAAACCCGCATTCGTTTCATATACTGGAGATGAAGACGACGATGTAAAGGAAATCTACCGAAATATTTACAGTAATTTATGGGATAATATACCAATTACTATTAGCGAATATTTAAGAAAATATGCGTCTGGCAATATATATGGCGATATAATAAAAGTATTCATGATTACCGCATCTGGGGCTGAGGGAATCAGTCTCAAAAATGGTCGGTATGTGCATATTATGGAACCGTATTGGCATCCGGTTAGAATTAAGCAAGTTATTGGCCGCGTAAGAAGAATTTGTAGTCATGAAGAATTGCCTCCAGACGAAAGAAATATCAAAGTATTCATGTATTTAAGTACATTTTCAGAACAACAAAAAAAGGACGGGCTTTCATCGGAACTTATGTTAAAAGACCGCAGTGCTATCGATAAGAAAACCATTCTCACGACTGACGAATATATTTATGAAAAATCGAATTTAAAGGAACAAATCACAAATCAATTTGTCACCGCATTAAAGGAATCGGCTATAGATTGCACCATGCATAAAAATCCGCAAGACAAATCGTATACTTGCTACTCTTTTATTAATCCAAATTCTAGTAAATTTTTGTATGCACCGTCGATTAAAGATGATCCTGTTGATGATATTCGCAAAGAAAACGAAACTGTAAAGAAAATTAAAATGAAAGGCGTGGAAATAGACGGAAAACTATATGCCATTACTGATGATTATAAATTATTCGATTATCAAAGTTATATTGAGGCATTGCAAAATCCCGGACAAATGCCAAACTACATTGGATTTCTTGACGAAGAAAATAAAGAAATCATTTATGATTAAATTTTGTTAAGTATGATTAAATTTTGTTAAGTATGATTAAATTTTGTTAAGTATGATTAAATTTTGTTAAATATGATTAAAAATAATTATATTTAATTAGGTAGGAGATTGAAAATTAAAAATACTATATAATATATAATGGAGACATATTTATTAGCGGGAGTCGCTTTAGCAGGTTTATATAAAATTACACACAACGATGGAACTAGTTTGAATGATGCAGGTGGAAACGGCACTATTGTAGAAAAATATATTAATCCACGCCCACAAAATGAGGAACCAAGTGAAGAACAACTCAAATTAGCAGAAGGCAATGTTTCATCTACAGGAGCTGACAGTGGTGGCACTGTAAATAGTGTTGCGAGCAATGATGCGTATTTATTCAATTCCTTGACCGGCGAAACGATGTCGAGTGATCAGTTTATCCATAACAATATGGTTCATTACTACGGCACTACTGTTCCTGGTAGACATTTCAACGAATCTAACGCCGATTCTAGATTGGATAATATGGTTGGCAGTGGTTCCACATTTATCGAAAAAACTAGCCAGGCGCCGTTGTTTAAACCACAAAGCGACATGCAAAATGTATACGGTGCCCCTAATAACAACGATTTCTTTAAAAGTCGTATGGTTGTTTCAGAAAAGAAAAATAACGAAAAACCATGGACGTCTCAAAATATAGGACCCGGACTTACTAAACAATATGACATTGACGGCACACACGGTTTCAATTCGGGTCTTATGTCAAGAGAAGCGTGGCAACCAAAATCCGTAGACGAATTAAGAACTATTAATAATCCAAAATTAACATTTTCATTAGATGAGCACGTCGGACCGGCCCATTCGGCTGTTCAAACTAGATCAGAGCATGCAAAAATTAATAAAAATAGACCAGATACGCATTTTGAACACGGACCAAATAGATACTTTACCAGTAAAGTAATGAACAAGCAAGCACTTCAACCAAAATCATTGGTAGATACAAAAGAAAACAATCGCAAAACCACAAATGCTGAATATTATGGAGTGGCTGGTGCGGCTTCTCTACCAGAAGCAAAATCTCTTCGTCCTACCGAAAACAAATACAACAGAATTCAAAAAGACCATATATACGACGAATTTATTGGGGCTCCGTCTTCGAGTGTTCAAATACAACAATTTGACACTTCTAAATACGATAAAAAAGTGCCTTACAGATCCACAACCAATGCATCGTCTACGCCGAACATTAATCTCACTGGACACACAAGTGGAATGGTATACAACACAAATGATAAAAATGAATATAGTAAAAAGGAATTACTAATAGATCAACATTCAATGGGAATTGTGTCAAAAGTTGGAGCGGGAGGGCAACCAAAATATGACCCGAACGATATTCCTAACCCCACCATAAAAGAAAGCACATTATATTCTACTACCGAAAACCCGTTTGTAAATAAAGATATTTATGAAATTATGCCCCACCAAGAAATGCGTCATACCACTAATAGAACGAACACTTCATCTTATATGTTGGGAGGTGCAAATAACGGTAATTATGGAACAGTTGATCAACTTGGTGTATATAATCAACGTAATAATAACAGTAAAGTAACCGATTCTAGAAGACCAAACGGAAACATCAATGTTTTTAACAATTCCGTAAATTATAGAAAACCCACCATAAAAGAAAAAGATAATTTACTAAATCGTCTATGTGTTCCAGCAAATTTGAATCCGTCTATTCCAAATAGACAGCTTTTAGGAAATGTTACTTTACCGAAGGAACAAAAAACCACCGTAAATGACTATTTACACGAAGATTTATTAAGTGCCTTCAAGGAAAATCCATATACACACAAGTTTTAAATAAATAATTTAAAATATGCATTATTAATATAAAATGATTAGAAATCTAGTAATTGTGTTAATTTGTATTATTTTTATTTATACTATCTATAAAAGCTTATTAATATCAGAAGCAAAAGTATACAAACTACATGAGACCGACACTACAACTAATAGTGTGTATGGGACGGATCTTGTAAGAACTGGTATGCGCACTTATATGTTTTGGTTAAATATTACACATTTACCTAACATGGATGACGAGACCGGAGCAGTTATATTTAGACACTTTAAAAAGGACGAATCGTTCCCGGCGGGCAACGCTCACACCACGAAGGATGGCGATTTATTAATGTATATTAATAAGCATGGATTTATCACATTAGTATATGATAATGCCGGCGCGAAAGAGATGGAGATTACGACCCATAAATTTCCTATGCAAAAAGATATTTTAGTAACTATTATCATCGATAATGACGATATAAAAATTTATTATAATTTTGAAAATGTGAAACACACGAAGCTGAGCGGCATGGCTGGGTATATAGCGGTGGGCGACGCGGACGAGAATCAAGGTAAAATTATTTTAGGAAACGCAGCAGCACAAGAACCGGCCGACGACACGAAAAGACTTTGTCCTCCGATTTGGGCTCCAGGACAGGGATATATACGCGATTTTGAATATTATTCAACCAAAGTTTTAGGATTAAAAGATATTAAATTTAAATATAATAGCGATGGTGGTGGTAATAATTACCAAAGCAACTCCTATAGTATAAATTCAGAATTTACAAAAAATAATAATATTGTATCTTCAAATAGTTTTACATTTACTTAAATTTTTCTAATATAATAATCTCCATTTCTTATATAATGGAATTTATTAATACTACTTATGACTATTTAACATCGAATCCGTATATGGCTGTTGGTGTTTTTTGCATACTACTTTTCTTTATAATTAGATTAATGATCTACTTAATGTATTTTTCGTTAATAACTGGTTTTGAAAAAGGAATCAAAATTATTGATGGTAAAATAGATGATGGACAGTCTCTCACAATAGATCAAACAGCTGATGGCAATCCAATAGTAAAGTTATCGCAAAATCAAAAACACGGAAGTGAATTCACGTATAGTTTCTGGTTAAAAATAAACCCCGAAAAGATCGGGACAGATGATTATGATATTAGTGCTTGTGTAGGCTCGCTCGCGATACCGAGCTTTTGTAACTACGACTACGCCTCCTCCAGTTGGCCGACCAGTTCGAACTCTTGTGGTAATGGAGAAGACATTGCACATGTATTTAGCAAAGGCGATTACATTTCAGAAATCAAAGGGAAGAGTTCTACGACTTGGAGTGATTGTCTAATTACGGACGTCGGGGGCGATGCGGGCGATGTGAATAAAGGAATAGGTAACACAAAAGGTGGACAACTTTTCAGCAATGGAATATTAAAAGAAAACAATGGTCCGGG